GTTGTACGACACTCTGTCGAAACAACCGTGGCTTTTGAGGGGCGAGATCACGGCTGATAAGCTGCGAGTTGCGGGTTTTAACCGCGCGAGGGATGAACCTCTCACCAGTGGTGACTACAAGTCTGCCACCGACAATCTCTCGATCGAGGTCGCAGAGACAATCCTTGACGTTGCTTGGTCTAGTGCCAAGTACGTGCCAGCTCCCGTCTTCCGGTATGCGCTTGCGGCTCAGAGGCCGTCGCTCTCCTATGAAGACGATGAAGGATTGGTCTCTACCTTTGTTCCAACACGTGGCCAGATGATGGGGAGCTACCTCTGCTTCCCACTTCTGTGCCTCCAGAACTACATCGCGTTTCGCTACGCTGAGTATGTTTCTGGTGTTGAGGGGACTCCGGTCCTGATCAATGGAGATGATATTCTCTTCCAGTCCGAACTGTCGTTCAGTAAGAATTGGATGAGAATCGTCGGGGATTTGGGTCTCGAAGTTGAGCCCACGAAAACGTCTGTAAGTACTGAGTATGGTTCTTTGAACTCTACTCTACTTCGTTGGGCCCCTCATGGGCTCGATGTTGTCAAGACGATTCGTATGGGCATGCTAAGAGAAGTCACTCACCCTGCTAACCTGGGTTCCACCGCTCTGCTCTTCGCGAGGGTCGGCCCTCGTAAAACCTGGCTATTGAACTTCGAGGAGTTCCTAAGTTGGCACGCCGCTACCATCTACCGATGGCGGTGCGTCGCTAGCGACATGGGTTTTACGGGTCGACTCGCTCTGAGGGCGTGGTCCCGGTTTCGTGGGGGGAGGTTGTTGTGGAGGGATGACGTCCTCCACCAGATGAAGCTCGATAGGCTCCCAGCAGCTCATTGCCCGCATAACATCGTTATGGGCTCTGAGGAGTTTGTCACTGTTCCTGATGATTCCGTCTCTACGGATCTCAAACGGGACACAGCGGTCTGGATGGCGTCGAGGAAGTGGGAGCTCGGGAGGGAGTATTCCGTCCGTAAACAGGGTAAAGTGGTATCTGAGCGTGCTAACGCTACTCGGATTCCTAACCTGTTACAGAGCTGGAAAACTCCTGCTCGAGAGTTAAAGTTGGCGTCCTCGGAGGTGATGAGGAGGCGTGAGTACTACTGGGCTCACAAAGTCAATGTCCCGGTGGGATTCCCTGCGAGGGGTCTCCTGCCCCAGGATAGACCTAGTGTCAGTAGTTGGAGATGGGCGCCTTTACGGCGAACTTGGTGGCGGGACTCGATCAGTCGCGAGGGGGTTCGTATCCCCAGGGTTCTTTGGGAGGAGTTACATCCTCCTCTTGACCCTTTTCGACGCGACGATCTTGTCGGTGACCTACTCAAGCAAAAGGATGGGGGTATTTTTTGTTCGACTTACACTGCTTTGGCGTTTAAGTCGGCTTTTAAGAACCTGTCGGAAAATTACTTCGCCTAGGGCTGTGAATGAAGAGGCATTTCGCCTCCCGTGAAAAAAAAGAAAAGAAAGGGATTGCCGGGTGTGGTACCTTATGGTAACAGGGTGATCAGACGCGGTAACGTGATTCTGATGCCGGGTTAACTCGGGTAGCAGTAGTTCGGTCCAATGATTGAAGGGTGTACTCCTGAGAGGGGAGTACGAAACTGAAAACACAAAGAAAATGATTCTTGGGAGTTGGCCCTCACTAGGCCCGACGTAGAGGAAATTGATTCAAGACTTAGCGCCCCTTCGGGGGAATCGCGGCGCTCACCCTTCGGGGAGGTGAACCACTTGAATAAGACCAATACGCGGAAACCGGCGCTTGGGTTGGGCAAGAGACATACGTGCGCGTCCCTGTCTGCTCCTTTGAGTTATTTTTGGAGGTCGATATCAGAACCGACAGTTTTTTGGATCGTCTATACAGTTGCTCGGGGCTTACAAAGCCTCGCGCTCGGTGAGAAGATTCTTTTAGTGGACGTAGGAATGATTGGCGTTGGGCCGACATTTTGAACCACCCTTTACGG